GCTAAGTTCCCCCTCCGCGCCGGCCCCACCCCCCGGGGGGGGATCCCCTACATCTGTCCGTGCGCGTGCGCGAACCCCTCGCGTCTCCCAATCCTCCAAACCATTCCGAAACCAACCCCTCACACCCAGAGTGCCTTATACCGCAGGGTGTCAGCTCCAATACCTGCCGCCCCGCTTCCCCTTCTCCGGGTGCGCCTTATTATGGCACGCCTCGCACAGCGCCCGTCCGTTGTTCACGTCGTACTGCAACTCGGGATACTCGTCCCGATGCTTGATGTGATGCGCGGTGGTAGCCGCGACCGGCAGCCCGTTCTTGTCCGTCCTGCCGTAGCGCCTGCACTCCTCGCACAGATACCCGGCCCGCCGCAGCACCTTCTCGCGCCACTCCCGATGCCTGGCACGGCTGTAGTAATCCTCATGCGGCATAAACTCAAACGCCCTCCCCGATCCCGCGGCGAAAGGGGTGCATCGCCGCAACCGACAAAACAAAAAGGGCGAGAGCGTTTTGCTCTCGTCCCTTGCCTATTTTGTTTGAGTGTATCATAGCACAACCGAAAAGTCATGTCAATGTTTGATACATAAACTTTTATTTCTTCCGCCGTTCCCGCTGCTCCTGTGCCCGCTGGCCCCAGATGCTGCCTTGCTTTGATCGATCCTGCCGGGTGATCTCGATCGGCGCGGATTCCGTGCATGTCCTTCCTCGGCTCACGCTGCCGCGCGGCTGATACTGGAACCCGCCCGGATTGTGGCCCTGCATGGACTTGCGCTTTTCCTCGTCGTCGATCCCGATGTATCGCCTGGTTACCTGCACCGACGAATGGTTGAACCACTGCCGCAGAATCTCCAGATCATGATTGCGCTTGTAATGCCAATACCCGAAGGTTTTCCTTAGCGTATGGCACCCGATGGCGTCGCCCAGGCCGAAGCGCCGGGCGATGATCTGCATATCGTTGTACGCCGTGCGCGTGGTGATGGGATGTTCGGTGGCGTTTCCGCGCTTGTCCCGGCTGGGAAACAGCAGCGCGTCCGGGCTTTTGCCCGCCAGCCTGTCCCGCAGGATCACGCGCAGCACGCTGTCCAGCCAGATCACGGTCTGCTTCCCGGTTTTCTTTTCCACTCCCCGGATGCTTTCGCCGCTCACGTTCTCCACCCGCAGCCTCACCAGGTCGCTGATCCTCAGGCCCGTGTGAATTCCCACCTCGAACAGCAGAAACATCCGCTCCCCGTGTGGATCGTCCGCCCTGGCCAGCGCCTCCTGAATCTCCAGCAGCTTGTTTTCGTCCCGGATTGGCTTCACCGTGTTCATCCGTGCGCCCCTTCTTTCATTCGCTGTGTAAAACTATGAAACATTTTGCCGCCCCCGGCACTTCATCCGCTTATAATAGGAAACGATTCTCCATCCCCGCCCGTTTCCCTCGCTCAGTTTCCACCTGCATGATTTTGAATCCCATGTACTCCCGAAAAAGAAAAGCAGCGATCCCACCCCGCCGCATTTCTTCAACCATGATTGCCTGTCATTCTGAGCGCGTCGCTCTGTCATCCTGAGCGGAGTGGAGCGAGAGCGGAACGGAGTCGAAGGATCTGGAAATCCAAATTTCCACCGTGTGGCAATTTCCCCGGCTCATTCGTCCGCCGTAAACAGCACCACCGTCAGGCAGAAGCAGAAAGCCGCCAGTGACGCCGCCATTGCCGCGAAGAACCAGGGCGACGCGACGAACCCCAAAACAAAACACGCGACCATTGTAACACCGAACAGAATGCAGCCCGCGATCATCATGGATAGCAGCAGTACCTCATAAAACGAAAACATATGGATCGGCGTCTCGGCCATGTGCTCAATCATGTTCATCAGCTTCATTGTCAGCCCTCCTTCGGCGGTTCGTTTTCCCAGAAAGTGAGTTCGATGTACATGGTCTTTTTTGCATCATTCTTCGCGCATCCGCTCATCCTGGCATTGCCGTTTATAATTTCTCTGAGAACTTCGGTAATAAGCGAATCTCCGAGAACGTGCGGATACGGTTTTGCGTCTTGCTCCTTAATAAAAGCGATCAAATCCTTTTGCAGTTCAGCATCAATCATTCCGAGCAGTCCCATTATGTGTTTTCCTCCTTCGGTGCTTCAGGCCACTTCACCGTCTTTCCTTTACTTCGGCGATCAGCAGTTTCAAGAGCATTTTCAGAATATCCTGATATGTGTCCAACCTTCCACAAAGCTGTTTATTCAGTGTTCTCTCATACTCAAGTGCCTCTCTCAGGTTTGCTTCGATCTGCTGGAAATCTGTTTCATTCATCCCATTTCACCGCCCTCCCACAGCCGGGGCAATACTTCGGTCTCCATTGATTATCCACTTTTTCACCGCATTTTTCGCAATGAAGCCAAAGGTCTGCATATACGTTTGGTCTGGAGTAATGATAGATAAGTCTTGTTTCATCCTGCGCTTTCAGCAGGTCAGCCGCTTCATTCATGGCGTTCTGTAATTCCCAGAAATGGTTTTCAGCCTTGCTACCAATGGATGCATTATTCCTGCATTCGCGGAAATATTCTTTCGCTTCTTCAAGCCCCTTAATCACCTTTTCCAGTTCAGCCATTGTCTCACTCCTCGCTCAGCAGCCCGCTGAACCTGTGCTCGTCGTAATCATCCTGCGCCAGGCCCCAGGGCGTTTCCGTCCTCTGCTCCTCCGTAGGCCGGGAAGTCCAGCAACGCCATCTTTTCCCATAGGCTTCATCGCCAAACGTTAGAGTACAGCTTGCTATGCTTGGCCATGTTATGCACTTGATTCGATACTTGCCGGAATATATTCGCAACACTTTATCTTTGATTACTTCTTCTTCGAGATAGCAATAATCCCAAGCCATTTCATGCACTTCTTCCAGCGTCATCACATGCGCTTTCAGCAGGGCGAGGGCATCTTTCAATAGTGCTTCATTGTTCTCGTAAAAAGCACCACATTGATGATAATACGGACATGAAAGTTCACAAAAGTTGCTATCTCCTTGTAGACACAATTCCAGCCCCTTAATCACCTTTTCCAGTTCAGCCATTGTCTCACTCCTCGCTCAGCAGCCCGCTGTGCCGGTGCTCATCGTAATCATCCACCATCACGCTCCACGGCGTTTCCCTTCTCTGCTTCTCCGTTAGCCCATTGTGATAATGCTGGTTCTTGGTCGTCTGCGCCCGCAACGCCTTTGCAACTGTAAACATCTTCCCAGATTCTCTTTCTTCGGATAATAATTCGCCTGTAGAGCTCTTTACCATTCAGCTTCAAATTTCCGTCCAATCCCGGGATTTCAGGGCTTATGAACAAGATTTCGAAGAGCAGGTCTATGCCTTTCGCGAGCGCCGTAATTGGTACTCCCATCAATCCAAAATAATCAATGGGTATATTCTTGGTTTCCGATACCTCTATTGCTGCATAATTATCATAAATCGGATATTGTTTCGGATCATAGCACCTATCGAGAATTAATTGATGCATCGTCCTTTCCCCTCACTATTTGTTTAAAAATAAATATTCGACTTTTGACAACGCTTTTTCCACCTGATCTTCCATGATGTCCATCGCAATGATCGAATCAATAATTTCTCCTCTTTCTTCATCTGCTTGAATTTTTGCGAATGTATTGACGGCTATTCCGTTGATCACGTTTTTTATTTGCATTTTGAGAAAGCCACATTTGGTCAGAAGCGACGTTGGTGTTAGTTTTGCATGGCAATTATGACAAACGACAATAAGGTTTTCTTCGTCTTCTAACCGCATGGCCGCTCTTGGGATTATATGATGCACTTCAAGTGCTTTATTGCTTCCGCACAACTCGCACTTTTCGGCGGATTGTAGCAAACGTTTCGCTGTTCCTGTCATTTCTCCCTTATTCCTCCTCGATCAGCCCGCTGAACCTGTGCTCATCGTAATCATCCTGCGCCAGGCCCCAGGGCGTATTTTCCTGCTGTTCCGGCGTCGGCTGTTTCGTCCAGCAGCGCCAGGTCTTCCCGTAATCCTTCTCGAAGAACCGGGCAATCGGCACGTTTCCCAGGCCCAGAATCACCGCGAACACCATCCGCACCATCCCGGAAAACTCCACCGTATCCACGGCCATGGCCGGACAGCACTTGCTCTGGAACTCCACCCAGTACACCCCGCCGCCCTGGCCCGCCGGCCGGATTTCTTCCCATGCCAAAAGCCGCGCCAAAAGGCTTCCCCTTGAGGGGAAGCTGCCGCCGCAGGCGGCTGATGAGGTGATGTCCCCTTCAAACTCGCTCATGATCGCCACCCGCTCGTCCAGCGCTTCCAGCAGGTCGGCGGCGTCATTCAGCGCCTTTTTGTCCGCCCTGGCGTTCACGATCCCGACTTCCGCGATCCGCCGCACTTCTTTCACCAGCAGCACCGCGTCCTTTTCGGATTTCTTCTCCATGCCCTTCGTCCTCCTTCGCAAATTCAATCAGTCCCGCCGCGGCGGCGTAAAGCGCCCCGTGGGTCACGTAGGCGTCCCGCCGCCGGCGCACGGTCTGGCGGTCGCAGCGCAGAATCTTCCGGGCGTCTTCCTGGCTCATGCCCTGCTCGTAAAGCAAATGCGCCGTTTCCCCTTCCGGCGATCCCGGAAAGGGAAAGGTCTTGTCCAGCAGGCGAAACACGCCCTCCCAGGCCCTGGCGTTGTCCAGCGCGCTTTCCGCGTCGGCGATCAGCGCCGCGGCCTGCTCCGCCCGGCTTTTCCTGTGCCGCCGCTTCCCGCCGGGCGCGGCCTGCCCGTTTCCGGACGCCAAAAGCATGCCCTGGGCGTCCGCCTGGGCCTGTAATAGCCGCAGCTCCGCCCGCGCGATCAGCAAATGCCGTTTTTTCAGCTTGCTTTCCACCAGCACATAAACCTCATACGGGATCAGCATATCTCGGCCCTCCGCATTTTCTCCAGCTCCTCCCTGGCTTCGTCGGGCCGAACCGACGCTCTTTTGCCCGCTGCCCCGTCCCGAAGAAAAAGATACCGGCTCAAATCGTCAGAGGTATGCACGTGGTAAACGCTCCAGTTCCGGAACAGCTCGTCGATGTAATCCACCGGGCTTTCTGCGTTTTTCACCGCCGCCAGGCGGATGGCTGCGCGGATCACATCCGGCTCAAAGCCAAATTGCAGCGCGCCCCGCGTGGAAAGCTGATTTTTCACAGCGGGCGTCGGCGGCTTCCCGTAAAATTCCCGCCAGGCGCTGTCCACCGCGTCCGCGCACGCGCGCAAGCCCTCCTCCTCATCGTCGCCGTTCTCTCCAAAGGGATTGGTTTGGGTGTATCCATCTCCGTCTTGTTTTGGTAAAAAGGCCCCGGAGTTATACCCCGTGTTGCCCCCGGAGTTATACCCCATGTTGCCCCCGGAGTTATACCCCATGTTGCCCCCGGAGTTATCCGAATTTTCCGAATAAACCGGACAGAAATACACCATCCTGTAAGCGGGCGACCGCTTGTTCTTTTCCCCGTTCATGTAATCGATCAGGCCCCGCTGCTTCAGGCGGTTGCGCGCTTCGGCCATCGTATCGAATTTCATCGGGCAAAGCGAGAGCAGCCGCTCATTGGAAATCCGGATGAAATCATCAGGCCAGACGCTGCCCTGGGCGCGCTGGTTAAAAATGTGCATCAGCGCATACCACAAAAGCCGCTCTCCGCTGGATAACTTTTCATCGCTGGCATACTCAATAAAGCGTGTGTGCTCCCGGATGTAATTCACGATCGCCATTGCATTCGCTTCTTTCTGTTGTTGTTATGAGAAACGTATCCAAATGTAGGGGCGGATATTATCCGCCCGTCCAGCCTTCCCCTTGAGGGGAAGGTGGGCCGCGTCAGCGGCTCGGATGAGGTGATACCTCCCACCGCTTGAACGTCACCACCGCCCTTTGTCCGCGCACGTCCCCGTCCATGTGCCGCCGGATGATCTCCCGTTCGCCCTCGCTGCGGGCTTCCGAAAGCGCCTGCTCCTGGCAGGCCCGCAGCGCCTGGTCGAAGGGCAATGCATCCGCCGGCCCGGCAGGATCCTGCAGCACTTCCAGGCGGCAGTATGTCCCTTCCCGCAGCGGCGGCGTCTCGTGGCATACCCCCGGCATGCTGATCGCCCGCTGCATCGGATAACTCAAAATGGAGATGATCTCCACGATCGGGTTCGGCTTCGGCTCATGCCCCCGCGGGGAATCGTCGATCATCCGCGCCAGATACCTGTCCCCGTGTTCCGCGTCCCCCGCAATCACCAGGCGCTGCTCTCGCTCCATGCTTCATACGCTTTCTCACCCCTTCTATATTTCTGTAGGGGCGGATATCATCCGCCCGTCGGTGATTCCCTCGCCTCTATGGTATACCCCGCCAGATTCAGCACCCGGAACAGCGATCGCGCCATCGGCTTAACATATCCGCCCAGCCAGGAATACACCGTGTTGCGCCCGATGCCCGCCTTCGTGCCCGCCTGGTAGGCCGCCAGGCCGCAGGCGTCAAAGGCCCCGGGCAGAAATTCAAACCGCAGAAAGCGCCAGAACCGTTCGCTCTCCGGCTCGATCCTCAGCGGCTCCATCGGAAACGGGCATCCGCGCCTGGGCACGATCCATAATTCCATGCCCACGCTGGCAAAGGCCGCGCAGAGGCGATCCAGGTGCGGCTGGCGGCGCAAATGCACCCAGTTGAACATCGCGTCGTGGCTGCTGCCCGCCGCCTCGTGCATCTGCGAAAAGCTCAGCTTCTGCCGCTCTTTTTCGTCCCGCAGCGTGACCATCAGCTCCCGGAAGGCCAGGTCGGCGGCGTCCCGGCTATAGGATGATATAAGCCCGCTCATACATCCCGATCCTCCCGGTTTCTGACTCATACTGCAGCATTCGGTTGCTCTTCCTTCCGCTGTTGCGTTTCGCCACCGGCTTGTCCACCGTGGGCACCCGCTGGGCCACGATGTAAAATTCCCCGATGTGCCGAAGGTGCTGAATCGGCCCTTCGGCGATCACGCCCCGCGCCTCCTCGCCGTTAATGCGCCGCACCTGCACTTTCCGGCCCAGGCTGAGGGGCTGCTTCTTGCGTCCCATGCTTTTCCCTTCTTTCTCTCACCAGCGCGATGCTGGAAAAATTGTCGATGGCCCGGCCGGCCGCGTCCAGGCTGGAAAGCGGCAGGTCGTGCAGATCCCGGATGGCGTACTGCGTCAGCAGCATTTTGCGGATCGCCGCCCGGAAAGCGGCATAATCCGCCTTGCCGTCCAGCCGGTATTTTTCGCAAAGCTCCATGGCCCGCAGGCTGATCCGCCGCCCCAGGGAAAGCGCCTGGGCGTGGCTGATCGTCACCTTGCGCGCGTTTTCCTTTTCCAGCGCGTCCAGCCGCGCCTGCATGGCGGCCACCAGCTGGCCCAGCTGCCCGATGTAGCGCCCCAACTGCTGCATTTGCGCAGCGGAAAGCGCGATCTGCTGCGTTTCCGCAGCGGAAACCATCCGTTCATCGTCCAGGGGCATCAGATAATCGGCGTGGCTCATTCCACCACCGCCCCGTCCGCGCGGATCGCCGGCGCGTCCAGCGCCGCGCTCATCTGCGCGCACCAGGAACGCACTGATCCGATAAACATCAGGCAGCCCTTCCGGTCGCGCTCGGAAAACTCCTCGGCCCGGAAGGGCAGGATCTGCACCCGCGCCAGGAAATCGTACACCGCGCTGATCAGCGCGTCCGCGCCCTTCGGCTCGGCGGCTTCGTCATTGGCCGCCTGCGCCCGCTCCAGCTCCTGGGCCAGGCTCTGCGCCCGCTGCTCCGCCTCGGTGGCGGCCTGCATGGCGTCGTCCACCATCTGGTCGGCCATGCTCACGCGCCGCTTCAATTCCTCATAATCCGCGGGCTTCACTTCTACCGGCGGCTTCTGCTTTTCTTTTTCCAGCGCGGTTTCCAGCAGGGCGATGCGGCTGCTTTTCTGCACGATGTCTCTGTCCATCGCGTTGATGTTCCGCTGGGCCTCGTCGTTCGCTTTTACCAGCGCCTGCCGCGCCTCGTCCCGCTCCCGGATCAGCCGTCGGATTTCCTCGGCGCTTTGATCCTGGACGTTGTTCGCCTGGGCGAATGTTTCCCGCTCCCCGGCGGGCAGCTGCAGAAGGGCCAGCGCCTTGCTCACCGGCAGCGCGCCGATCATGCTGTCCGGCGGAATTTCCCTGGCCAGCCGCATGTAGTTGCCGGCCGCGCTGCTGGAAAAGCCCATGTCCTGCAGCCACGGCAGCCATTCCCCGTGGCTCAGCTTCCCCTTCGCCTCGATCAGATCGCGCCCGATGGCGATGTAGCTCATGCACATGCTCGCCGCGTGCGCCCGGATGCTGGCGCTGATCTCCTCGATCGTGCGCCCCGGCAGATTGTTTTCACTCAACCGTAACCACCCCTTCTATATGTAATTTTTGAGCGCTCAAAATGGCGGGAAATGCAGGATTTGAACCTGCGGGCCGTTTCCGGCCACCTGTTTAGCAAACAGGCGCAATCAACCACTCTGCCAATTCCCCGTGAATGCCGGTCTTTCCCGGCTGCCAGCGTTTCGTTACGGTCTGCTTGCCTTCTCGCACAGTCTGGCACTAAGCCGCGTGACCGCCTGCGGGACACCTTATTCCCTTCTTCTGGTGTCAGGAGCACTTAAAAGGGAAGCTCCATTGGTGCGGATGCCTGGAATCGAACCAAGACTGTGAGGGCTATCTTCCCTGCGTTTTGACGCCACTGGCAAACCTGCCATCCGCATGAATGCCGGTCTCTTCCGGCTGTCACCGTTGCTTGCTCTGGCTATTCGGTCGTAAGCCCCATAACGGCAAGTGCCCCAGGGCAGCAGCACCAGCAGCTTTCCCCGGCTTTATATATCCCCGCGGTGGATATCTGGTTTTGATGTGGTGCGAGCGCCAGGACTCGAACCTGGAACCTTCGGCTTATAAGGCCGCCGCGCAAACCATTGCGCCACGCTCGCATAATACCCAGGCGGGTGGGACTCGGTCACCCGCCCAGGCCCCGCGCCGATGCCGCGGCGCGGGAAAACAGAGGAAGGAGTGGGCAGGCCCATGGGCAAGCCCGCCCTGGTGCCATGGCCGGGAATCGAACCCGGCGCGGAAACAAATGCACATCCTTCCATGAGGGGCTTTCCGCCTTTCTCATTTTTGGTCTGTTCCCGCCGCCCGGCATGGCATGTAGGGGCGGATATCATCCGCCCGTCAAGGCTTCCAGGTGATCACCGCCTGCATACCAGCAGCCGTTCCACCACGTCCCCATTCGCGCCGATCAGGATCGCGTTCAGGCTGTCCGCGCCGACGGCCTTGCAGATGGCCCGGCCCACCATCCGCGCCGCGTCCTCGGCCCGCTTCCGGGGCAGATCGGCGGCCGCCAGCAGCTTGTCCGGCTCCGCCTGGCTGTAAAACTCCACCGTGATCACGTCCACAGGCATTCAGTCCACCCCCGCGATCTCGTCGGCCAGGGTGATCAGCGCCTTCACCTGGTCGCCGCTCAGATGGTCGCCCATCATCAGGAAATACAGCGCCGCCCGGATCCCGTTGTAGCAGTTGCGCACGCACATCACGTCCGCCGCCGCGTTCACCCGCAGGGTCTCAAACATGGTCATCAGCGTGTTGTAATCCTCATTGCACAGGCTGCAGGATTCCTCGAAAATCGCCCGGATCGCCCGGCGCACGTCATAATTGCTCTGATATTTCATTGCTGAAATCCTTTCATCATCTTTTTCGCTTCCGCGTCCACGATGCGGTTGTGGAACTCATTGGCGTTGAGAATGCCCTGGGCGATCATGCCCGCCTCGGTCAGCTCCGGCGAATACAGTATCCCTTTAGCCAGCTCGATCTTGGTCACATTCTCCACGATGTAATTCCATCGTTTCCCATCATAGATCAGCAGGCAGAACCCTTCACACTTGTTTCTTTCCCATGCTTCCGGAATCACCGACGGCGCGCCGTCCAGCGCTTCCACCCGGATTCTGTAATTCTTCTCCATGTTTCCCTCCTCAAATTTCCACCCGGTGGCAATTTCACCACGGCACGATCTCCACGCCTTCCCGGTATCCCTTCCGCCGCTTCACGTACTTTTCCATATCGGCGAACGTGGGCCGCTCCTCAAATACCGGCTCATGGCCCAGCCCGCCGTACCAGCCGAAATGTGCCATCCCGTCGCAGCTTTCCGCCGCGGTGAACCAGCCGCTGGCGCTTTCCTTGTCTGGTACCGCGTTTTTCTGGAACTCTACCCGCCGCGCCCGCGCCGCCCAATACAAGATCGGCGCGTCCGGTTTCAGGCTCTCTTTCCACGCGGCGGCCTCGATCACCCAGGCTTTCACGCCCTGGTTGCGGAATTTCACCGGCAGCTGCGGCGTCTCGTATTCGTCCAGCAGCCCGAACATGGTCACCTGTTCCGGCTTCATACGATCTCCAGCCCGATTAGCCAGGTCACCATTTCCTCGATGTGCTGCTCCATCATCACGGCCTGCTCCAGGTCGGTCTTTTCGTCCTGGGTCAGCCCGTCTTTTTCATCGCCCAGCACATCCTCGGCATTGCCCACCAGGATCGCCCCGGTGTCGCTCAGGCTGCGCAGCTGCGCCTGGTTCAGCTTCCCCCGGCCCCGGCTGGCGTAGCTGTACAAAAAGCCCATCGTCCAGATCAATTCTTTAAACATCGCTCATTCCTCCGAATTGTAAACGGCCTTCGCCACGTCCCGCGCGGCGTACACATACAGCCCGTTCAGGTTGAACTTCGGCAGCTCGAACATTCGCACGAACTTGCGAACGCTTCGGTCGTCCTTGCCGAAAAATATCCCGATCTGGCGAAGCGTCAGCATCCTGGCCCCGCCGGCGCTGTCCACCAGCTCGTCGTAAATCTCCTGCTGCCGGATCGGCATCTTCACCCGCGGCATAACTACGCACCCCTTCCTTCCTCGTTATCCTTCCCATGGCGCGGCGTCCCGCTGCGCGTCCGTCGGCCTCTCCTCGCCCAGCCAAAGCCGGGAATGATACGGCCGGTTGTATCGATCGATGTCCACATCTCCGATGTTTCCGTCGGCGTCCCTGATGTGCCCGTAAATGAAAACGCACTCGAAACATTCCTTGTATTCCGCTTCGCCTTCATCCGGATCGGCCTCGAACCATACTTCTTCCCAGCCACGCCCGACGGCGCTCATGGCCTCCTCATAGGTCAGCAGCCGGGTTTGTCCTTGCCCTTGACCGGAAGGCGGCACGACGGTGCCGTAAAAGGTGACTGGTTTGTCGTGCGCTTTGCATCCGTAATATGGAAAACCGTTTTCGTAATATACGCCATAGGGCTTCCCGCAATCCGGACAATAAAAGGTGATTTCAGCCGATACTGATTTGTTCTTTTGATCGTCCATTTATGCGCTCCTTCCTTTCTCGTCGTCCTCGATCAGATCGTCCACCGTGCATTTCAGCGCCGTGGCCAGCTTGTGCATCGTGTCCACGCGGGGCGCAGTAATTTTCCCGGCCTCGATATCGCTGATCATGCCCTGGGGCACTCCGCTGCGTTTCCCAAGCTGCGCCTGGTTCAGCCCGCGCCGCAGCCGGTAGTCCTTCAGCTTGATTCTCATTCCCTCACCTCCGAATACAAAGTCGGTAAACACTTCCGCGTCGCCCTTCAGGTAGATGAACCGGTCGGCATCGTCAAAGTTTTGGCATTCATACTTCTTCATCTCCCGGTCATACGCGCCGCGAATGTACACCTGCCGGCCGGCAGGCGCTTCAACGGCTTTGCGGGTGAAAAAATCGCCCTGCTTCAGTTTCTTGATCTTCATGGCGTTCATCCTTTCAAAATCAAGATGCTCGATAAATCGAGTTTATTATAACGGTATATCGAGCGATTGTCAATAGGAATTTCGATAAATCGAGCGAAAAACATATATAGATATTCTGATATTTGAGAGGTGATGTATTTTGAACTTTGGTCAGAACGTTAAACGCATTATGCGCGAAAAAAAGATTGCGCAAAATGAACTTGCGCGAAGAATCAACATGTCTTCGTCTGGGATTTCAACGGCATTGGCGGATAATGCAAATCCACGGCTGGAAACGATCAAGGCGATTTCGTCCGCATTGAATTGTCGAATCGCTGACCTGGTGGATGAAACGGAACCATCAAGCCAGACGCTCACCCCTGACGAGCTGCGGCTCCTGAACCTTTACAATTTGTTGAACGAATCCGGAAAACAGGTTTTGATTCATGCCGCTCTAAACCTGGTGCAAACGCCGGAACTTCGGCAAGACGGGTCTATTGCCTCGATGGGATAACATATATCTGATCTGTCATTCTGAGCGCGTTCGGCCGCGAAGAATCTCAATTTATGAAAGGAATAAAGATATATGAAAAAAATAATACTTTTTATACTGCTTATTGTAATTACTTTACCTTCTTACGGACTGGCAGAAACCGATAACACGGCATTTTACGCAGGAACCTGGATTGCCACAAACTCGATTAAAAATCCCGACTTTGCATTTGGCCTGCTGTATCTGGCCCCTGATCACACGGGTCGTTATGCCGTTGAAACATACGATGACGCAGCAAGAAAATCTGACTACATGGTGCAGATCATCTGGAAAGAGACCGATGCCGGCGTTGATATCTACAGCGGCGAAACACTGGTTGCACAATTCGATCTGCTGTCCATGTGTTATATCGGGCAAAAGGCAGACGACGGTAAACACATCTATTTCGCCAAGGTTTATAACATAGAAGATGTGCTAACGAACGGATTTACACTCCATGCCGGCATTTATACGGTTGGAAAGGATCTGCCGGCCGGAGACTGGCGGTTTGAATACCAGGGAAGCACCACCGGCGAGGTTTGCCTCTATAAAAGCGAAGAAGCATACTCTGCGCAATACGCCTTCTCTGATTTTGATGAAATCCTCAGCGCGTATACGGGGCAGACCATCATCGGAAAACTGCCGCTGAAGGAAGGCAATGTCCTGCTGATCAAAGGAGACATGTTTGTCATGCCTGTTGAATCATTATTCCCATAAGGAGGTTGTCCCATGAAGAAAGCTATTTCTCTGTTCCTGTGTCTCGTGATCCTCGCGTGTGTGCTGCCAGTTCCCGCTGCCAAGGCTGTGAAAATCTCCGAACTGACCTTCGACCAGCTGATCGAGCTGCGCCGGAAAATCAATCTGGAATTGATTTCCCGTCCCGATTATCAGGAAGTCACCGTGCCGCAGGGCGTGTACCGCGTGGGCGAGGATATCCCCGCCGGCACGTGGACGATCAAGTGCGCGGTCTCTGAAAAGGATAAAACCGCTGCCTACAGCTGTCATATCGAATGGGGAGATTATTTGTCCGAATCCGGCCAGGATATTGACTGGATCAAGGGAGATTATGATTCTGTAAGTGTATATAACCCGAATTATAAATACTATGAAGACGAACCAACACAATGGACGATTATTCTAAAAAAGGGACAATATGTCGTCATTGACAATTCCGCCTCGGCGGCGGTATTCTGCACGTATACCGGAAAGCCTGACCTCGGTTTTCGTTGACGCAGGGGGGATCGTATGAAGCTCCCCGCCATCCGCCAGCTGCCGTCCGGGAACTGGTTCTGCCGCCTGCGCATCGATGGCCGTGATATCGGCATCACGGAGCCGACGAAGGAAAAGTGCAAGGCCCGCGCCATGGCCTATAAAACCGGCGTGCTGCAGGCCCGCAATGAGCCCCTCAGCGTCACGCTGGGCGCGGCGATCGACAATTACATCGACGCCCGGCGCGGCGTGTGCAGCCCCACCACCGTCGCCACCTATGAGAAGATCCGCGCCCAGTATTTCCAGAACCTCATGAACACCAAGCTGGCCGCCATCAGCGAAAAAACGCTCTCCCTGGCTGTGCAGAGAGAGCGCCAGCGCACGTCGCGTCGGGGCAAGCCCCTCAGCGCGAAAACCATCCAGTCCGCCCTGGCCTTCGTGAAAGGCGTCATGAAGGAAAACGGCGTACAGCTGGGCCGTGTGTCTGCCCCGGAGGTAAAGCGCCAGGTAATGCACCTGCCTGATCCGCCCGCCGTCCTGCGCGCCCTGGCCGGTTCGGAGATCGAATTGCCCTGCCTGCTGGCCGCCTGGCTGTCCCTGTCCATGAGCGAAATCCGCGGCCTCACCAAATCCAAATCCATCCTGGATGGAAAACTCTACATCACCGAAACCGTCGTGCGCGTGAAGGTGGGGGAAAGGCAGCTGCCCGGCGGCAAAACCGTGGGCGTCTATCAGGACGTGCGCAAAGAGGGAGGCAAGGAAGAAGAACGCACCCGCTGCCTCGATATCCCGCCATACATCGCCGCCCTGATTGACCAGGTGGAAGGGGACGTGCTCTGCCCGCTTTCCGTCCGCCAGATCGAGCGCCGCTTCCAGAACCTGCTGGCTGCCAACGGCCTGCCCCATATGACGTTCCATCAGCTGCGCCACCTAAACGCCAGCATCATGGCCATGCTGGGCGTGCAAAAAGAAATCGCCCGCCAGCGCGGCGGCTGGAAAACAAATTACACCATGGATCGGGTGTATACCCACGTCTTTGACGCTCCCCGCCAGCAGGCCGACGCCCTGATCGACTCCTACATTTCCGGGCAACTGTCCCCGCCGGCAGAATCACAAAATGGCAATGAATTGTCAACAAAAATTCGAAAAGTAAAGAAATATAGGATTTTAAAGCGCTGGTGACAGGTTCGATTCTCCTCACCTCCACTCAATCAAACCGCCAGAAATGGCGGTTTTTTGTTGATATTACAAGGGGAAAAGCCATGTTTTCACTCAAAAAGCCAAGAGTTGAAAAGGCATTTTTGAGCACTTTTAGGCATCCATTTTGGCAATGAAAATGGCAATGAAACAGCTTGCCAATCGTGATGGAACCGAAATATCGGGTGATCATTTACACCCTGAAGGTCAAAAAAATCTCGCTCAATGAGCGAGATTTTGATGCGTTGAGATTGTCTCTGGCTGGTGATCATTTCCGCGGTTTCGCGCAAATGATCAGTGAGGCCAATACGGATCAGGACGTAATCATCGATTGTAGGATTCGTCGATGATTACATGGTCGGGCGGTTCGTCGTCATCGCCTCCAAGGGCTTTTTTGATTGCATCAAACCCGCCATTGGCGGACAGGCTGACGGCGGCGGCATTGATGATGTACAGCAGCGCTTCCCTCCAGGCGAACGTCCCGGCCGCCAGGTGCCCGACGAACAGGATCACGGCGGCGATCAGGAAGGACACGAGCTGCGCGGGCACCTTTTCGCCGAAGATCCTTTTGACAAACTCAGTCAGCAGGATGGTTCCAGTCACGCACCCGCCGAATGTAAGCAGGGATTCCCAGGTTACGAAACTATCCATTGTTTTACGCTCCTTTCGATCCTTCACCAGCTGATATTATTGATGCCATACACTGGTATGATCAAACAAAACATGTTGTTGCTGTTTCCGTTTGTGACGGTCAGTATGTTTGACGCGCCGCTTAGAGTCACGGAACTTGCCGCGTTGAGAGTGGCGCGGACGGTCGGTGTGCCTGAAGATGTCCTGGAGACTACGTATTCTCCACAAATCGCGCTGGTATGGCCCATGGTTATCATCAGAAATACAGCGCCGCCGCTAAATGTAATGTCCTTGCTGGCATTTCCTGCAATCGACATGATGCGCGGAGCGGTATCGGCTGTTTTCACAACGTCCGGCACGGTAGGATCGGTCTCCGAGTAGTCAAGTGACATGGTAAGCGAATCGTTGCTATAAGAAGATTTCAGCCCAGTCCCGGCAACTATTTTGCTGGACGCTTCCCGTGTTGTCACAGACCAGGTTCCTGCGGAAGTCAGCTTGTAAACGAATACCTGATCGCCCTGCTGTGACTCTGTATGGCTCGACACAGACCGATAATACTGGAACTCCACAGTGTTGGGGTTGTCTGCGTTATTGACATAGGCCATGAACGCCAATCGTGTTTGAGAGCCGCTCGCCGGGTTGCTGTTGGACGATGCGCGGCAATAGACAACAGAATTGCTATTATACGCCGCAATAAAGTCAGCCCATGTAGATTTGCCGTATGATAGGATCGTCAGTGTAGCGTCGGAGCCGTCTGAAACTGACGCGGATGTTGTGCCGTTTTTATCGGTTATCGTTATTGTGGCAGTATTGCCTGATTTCGACACTGTGGCTGTAGGGGATATGCCGTCAGCTCCGGCCTGCCCTTGCTCGCCGGGATCGCCCTTGGGGCCGGTCGCACCGGGATCGCCCTTGGGGCCGGTCGCACCGGGATCGCCCTTGGGGCCGGTTTCTCCTTTCGCGCCCGGATCGCCCTTCGGGCCGGTTTCGCCCTTGGGGCCAGGGTCACCGGTATCGCCCTTGTCGCCCTTAGCGCCGTTCATGAGGTCGATGGTCGTAACGCCTACAACGTCGGTGATCGTTACGCGGGAACCGCCAGCGATCGGTTCGGCGCTGACCGTCGGCGAAACAGCGCGGATGAGCCGGATTTCCTCCATGTCCATTTGCGCCGAATCAGGTGTTGCGGACTGCATTGCAGCGCTGTCCGGCACGGACACGGTCATCGGGACCGGCGTGTACATTTACTCCACCACCCTTTGCAGGAGCGTCCCGGTTGTGTTGATCGTAACGGGGATCGCGCCGCCGCGAACGCCATTGAATGACCAGTTGCAGTCAATCGTGACGGAGCTTGTGAGCGCAAGGCTCTGCTCCTGCGTGAGCGTTATAACGATGGTCGTCGCGTCATTCGCATACGCTATTCCGCACGCATCCTTGGGAAACTCGATCGCCGCTTTGTTCTGGGGTTTTACGGATACGATGCACCAATCGGCATCCTCCAGGTTGATGCCCGGAATCGTCAGGGTGATCGGATATGTCGTTCCTTGCTTCAAGGGTTTCCCTCCTTATTGTTTTACAATCAGGCCAACCACTACCCCGGCAATGGCAAGAAGAACATATTTCAGGATTTCCCACGAAACTTTCTTCCACTTTTCGCCCGGTTCCTTTTCCATCGCATCCACGCGCCCGGAAAGGCTGTCCACCTTTTTTTCCACTCTGCCCATGCTGGTATTCATGGTTTCAATGGCGTTTGATTGTTTTTCAATTGCTACAACGATTTTGTTCTGCTCCCGAAGAAGTGCATCATGTTCGTCAAGGCGGCGGCAAAAACTTTTATGTTCCGTTTCATTGGATGCAAGCCGCGCCACCACCTCGGCATACTGTTCCTCATTCATTTACTCCACCCCCTCATATTTTTTGATAACGTGGTACGCTGCCGCAATCGCCGCCTTGATTTCCAACCAATCGGCGAATGGTATGCAGATGGTGGGCGGCTGGTTATCGGGTTCTGGTTCCGGTACTTCCGGGATTTTGCCAGGGACATTATTGTCCGTAGCAATGCCCAGCGCTTTCCAGGTCTTCGCGCCGACAATGCCGTCAGCGGTCAGGCCGTGGGATTTCTGGAACGCCTTCACAGCCGCTTCCGTTGCCTTGCCGAAATTGCCGTCCACCTCAAGGTCAGCGCCGTACCGTGCGTTCAAGATGGTTTGCAGGTCAGCCACTTCATCCCCCTGATTTCCGCGCCTTAACGTTGGCATGTTATCATCCTCCCGAACATCAATTCCAGCGGCCCTCAACTCGTCCGTGCTGTACAAGCCGCGTGGTATACCCCAATGCGTCCACTTTGGATTGTCCGTAAACACGTTTCCGCGTTTGACGGTTGTACTGCAATGGATAGCACCGCCGTTTCCATCGCCCATGCTCAATCCGGCGTGGGACATTTTATCGTCTTTACGCTTGTAGATAGCACAGACAAGGTTTTTCGGCATAGTGCCGATTTCACCCTTTGCTGCCCAATTGCTGGCTGTGGCCCACTGGGTTGTGGCGCCCTGACCATAGAAGGAAACGCCCGCCAATTGCATTTCGTTGAGGACAAAGCCAGCGCAGTCGAATACATCCGTATCCACGTAGCCGCACCCGTCACAAAGGGATTGTTTCCCGTTCAGAACAGGGCAATTGTTGATCATGTCCACGTATTTCTGGCTGGGGCAGTATGGGATTCGGCTCCTGCGCCATTGCGGGGTACAGTCCTGCCCTTGGGAGGCGTAAACGTACTGCCAGCCCAGACGCATCTCAGCGCTTTTGCGGATGATGTCGGGCTTGCTGGTGCCTTGCTTTTTCCAATCCGCGATAAACATTTCTATGCTCGTCGCCGTGTACATCTCCTATCACCTGCCCTTTATCACGCCGCAACAACAGCGCCTGTATTACGGACATAGCAATTCACGAAATGTACATTGCTGTTCCCGCTGATGCTTATCGTCGGCGCTGAACCGTAAAGATTGTTTGAGAATACAATCGCACCGCCGCCTGAAATCGTGATGCTGTTATTGGATGAGCCGAAATTGCAGCTGGAAAACACAGCGCCAACAGTATCAGCCAATTCAATCCGGGAATAAAACATCTGGCATCCGTCGAAGATAAATCCGTTGTTGATACCGATCATTTTGACGCCGACGCCCTGGTTGGAGCTGCCGCCGCTCTGCGTGTGATTGAATACGCACCCGACGCAGGAACCGTGGCCATTATTGCCCATATCGCCGGACGAATTGTCCATCAGCATGGCGTATTCCCGGTTGCTGCTGAAATCGCAATTGACGAACATGTTATTGCCGCCATTGTTCAGACACCCGACATAGCAGTCATTGCATCGCACATTCGTATATTTTCCATACTCGGAGGAATATGCAATGTTAAGGCCAGCCCAGCAGGTATAGATGTAAGCGTTGGAAACCATGGGGCACGCATAGGACAAAATGCCCGTGTTATAGCATGAAATGCCGCCGCCGGAGAAATTTTTAATGTAAACGTTATCAATAATGCCTCTGCGCGGGTTTGAAGCGCCCGACTCTTTATAGGTTCCTGCCCATAAAATGCCATGACGATCCCCAATGGCTGCGCCGACAGGATCGCTGTCATCGCCAATCACGAACACATCTTTTATGGCGCATCCGGAATTAAGCTGAACCGTGCACCCGGGAACGCCGCGGATCATTTGAATTTTTGTGCAAATGCCGCTGCCGGCAATTGTCGTTCCTTCCGGCATTTGCAAATCTTTTACATAAAAATCGCCGGGGCCAAGGCGGCAAATCCCATTGGATTGCAGCATCGCAACAATCGCGGACGTTCTGTCCGTTGTGTCGTTGGTGGATGCCAGATAATTATTGGTGTCCGTGGTAATCGTGGGGGAGCATTGCACGTTGTAAGTGTTTTCGTTCGTGACAAATTCGTTTGTCACCTCATACACCGTGCCGCCGCCAGAAAAATCAACCCAGGCGCCCCAAGTGCCGCTCCTGCGTGTGCGGTACTTGATGATCTTGTCAGAAACCCACGGAAAAGCGATCTGCATTCCCTGGCTCAGTGTGCGGATCGTCCACAGCCAGCCCGCGCCGTCAATCGGAAAATCGGGGATGTTCGGCTGGTCGCTTGTCTGGCTCACAAAATAAATGGAGTTATCGACAATGTCGTTACAGGAACTGATAACGCTGGAAGACGCTGCTCCCTTGTTTTGCAGCACCGTTGCTCTGCCTTTATATGCGTAATAGCCTGACGGTTTCGTGTCTTTTCTGTTATTGATTACAATATAGGCCGCACCGCTTGGCGCTGTGACAGCCCCGTTTTGTGCAGTGCCTTTTTCAATAACATTTGACGATGCATCAAGGAATGCATACGACACCGGATTCGTTGTGCTGGCATTTGCCACCGAATAGGTTACGAGATCGCCCGAAGAAACGGCAGTTTTCACACAGTTGTAAATCTCGGAATATCCGAACACGGACGCGCCGCCAGCGTCAGGCGTGGAATAATAACCATCGGAAAAAAGCAACGGCTTGCTTCCGGTAATGTCTTTGATCGAATCAGCCAACTCGTCCTGGATCGCGTGCACGATTCGCTCAAATGTCACGCGCTCTCCCACAAATACATAAAATCCGGTGGCGAGCTGCGACAACTGGTTGTTTACAATCAGATGTGCCGCCCCTTCGGGCGCGACCACAATCGTGTCCTTCGTCTGGTTAATATTCCCTCTGGACAGCACATTGCCGCTGCTGTCAAGCCATGCACAGGAGGAAATCGTCGCTGAGTTCGTATTGCTTCGGGTGTGCATGAACACATGGTCGCCGGGATTCACATCAACATATGCGCTGGCGTAATTGTTATGACTTTTCAGTTCTGGGGCCGAACCTGCCGCAGGGGTCGTATAATATTTTTTGCTCTCCAGATAATAAATTTCGCAGCCTGCTATTCCGTCAATCGCGGTTTTCAGGCTGGTGTAATCTCCGTCAACCGCTGATACAATCGTCGTTGTCTTCGTCGACCCGTCTGGCCGTGTGATCGTGATGGCAGCCTGATTCGTGTCATACGCCATATCAATATCCACGTTCTCGGCAACGGCGCTTGCGGCCTCAGCTGCGGCGTTTGCGGCGGCGGTGGCGGTGCGCATATTGGAGATTTCGGCAAGCAGTTCTTCGATGGTCGGAATCACGTCGTCAGGATCGTAATACACGGACGAGCTGCGGCGTTTTACATAACTTTTGCACTCATACACCACCGCCCCCAGCAGGGACAGCGTAAGCGTGAATCGCCCCTCAACGGCATAGCAGCCGCTCGGCAGGGAAATGGCGATGGCTGTGATATCGTCCGCCTCGTCATAAATGTATTCGCCGCTTGTAATAGCAATGGTTTCATCATTGGCATTCAGGAAACGCCCGGTGACGGAGTTGGCCGAAACCTGCGACCATCTGAGCGGGCGGCCTTCCTGGCGCAGCTCAATCAGGAACGTATGCGCGCTGTATTCGCCGTCAAAAAAGGTCGGGGCCAGCGTTTCGGTGAGCGGCCCACCGTCCAGATCCACGACGCGATGGATGTATTTCATGTTTCTGAGGGATGGAGTTGCTGCCATGTTCATGCCTCCTCACTGCCCGGCGGGCTGGTTGGTGGTGCTCTCCTGCTGTTTGAGATCGTCCCGGATGTCGCACAGCTCGTTCACGCAGAACGCGATCGGCTGGGCGATGGTGGCCACCTGATCCACGCGCGGGGTCAGGCCGGACAGGATGTTCATCACGCGCTGGATTTTCTGGATTTTATCGGCGTTTGTCATTGTGTGTACTCCCTTCGCAAATCACGTTATTCTGAACCATCGGCCGCAATTGCCGTTGTTGATCGGCTTCCATGTTCCGTTATCCGAATATCCGCCGCAGATGTAATAGTCGCCGGGCTGCCAGGTCGTCATTTCGATCACGGAGCCGGTTGCAAATGGCTGGTAGGTGTTTGTTCCGGCCAATTGCCAGATGAGATCGATCCCGCCGGCGCAGCTGTTCCAGCCCTGCGTTTCGCCTCTGGCATATCCAGCGTTGTCTGCCGCCGCCACGCCGTTGATATAAAACTGCGTGGCGGCGATGTTAAAATTTATAGGCGTTCCAGCCGTCCCGTCGTAGAATGAAAACGGAATTGTGATTTGCCCATTGCTTTCAGATGCCGGGCCAATACTGGAAATAATCACGGTTGATATATCGGTTCCAGCCCGAAAACCAGTGCCGCCGCCGATATATATTTCATCGAATGATGCACTCGGCGCATACATATAACTGTCAGAGTCAAGTCCCAAATACGTGTCCACCATATAGATTCTTCCGTAGCAGTCTAACGCGTTCCCATTGGTGCCACGCAGGATCATTCGGCTGATATCCGCATTATCCACAGTAAGTGCATAGCCCAGATCCTGTACATTCCCTACAATCGTTTTGCCGTTGAGCTTGATGCGATCCGCATTGATCGATACCTGGCTCTTGTTTACGCCGTCAACGATCGCCTCGATATTGATGGACGCCGACGTGCCTTCGCCGGTGACCACCAGATCGATCCGGCCGGCCTGCACATTGATGCCGGAGTACAGGCTTTGCACGCCCTGGGCCAGGGAATAGATTTTCACGCCGCCCTTGGCGTCCATGTCGATGCCGGACTCATACAGCTGCATGATGCCGGTGCCGTCCAGCGCGAGCTGCTGATCCGTCACCACCATCGACCACGCTTTCATTTCCTTGGCGCTGGCGGCGCTGCGGGAGATAGAGCGGGAAGCTGCGGCGTTGGCCGCGGACTGTTCCTTCAGGCTGGCGATGCTGGACGAGAATTTCGGCAGCTGCGTGGCCAGGCTGACGGTGACGTGGCGCGGATCGGAGAGGGCTTCGGGGTAAGAAACGCTCACCACGCGCTGGGCGAAGGATTGATTGTGCTCGGGCAGCTCCACCCGGCAGATGTGGCCCAGCTTCGCTTCGTCCCAGCTGTCACCGGTGAGCGCCTTCAGCTCGTCCCCGTCGATCTGCAGCTGCATGGTGGGCGCGGCGTGCTGGGCCAGGAACCGCGCGGCCCAGGCGTCCGCCTCCGGGAAGCTGCCGCCCGCAATATGATCGTGTGTGTCGATGTCGGCTGTGCGCTGCACGATGCCGTATATTGCCTGCGCAGCCGCGTTATCGTAGACGCGGATGGCGGTTTCCGTGGTGGTGGACGTGGCGGTGATGCCGGTGATATCGGCGTCGGTTTCGCCCGGCGTCGGCTCATATTCCGGATCGCCCGGCGTGATGCCGCTGCCGGTGGCCTCGTCGGTGGTGGCCACGCTCACGGACAGGATCAGCTGGGTGCACAGGTCGTTATCGTTCAGCGTGCGCGAGATGGTGCGCACGTTGCGGCTCAGGCGGAACCCGGCGTCCGCTTCGGTCGGCTTCAAGAGAAAATTGATCGTCCAGGGAAACGAGGATTGATCGTAGGAGAAATAATAATCGGATTCTTCCTCTTCGATTTTGGCCAGCAGATCGCTCAGCCGGTCATAATTGATGCTGTATTTCTTGGTCGCGCTGCATTGGCAGGTACCCAGCTGCCAGGGAGCCTGGCCGTTTATCCGCGTGGTCTGGAACGTGAGCAGCGTCGAAATCAACGTTTGTACGCTGCCGTCAAAATCCACCTGGCCGATATAATGGCTGTCGGCCAGGCTGTCGATGCCGTGGCGCAGGACGATGGACTGCTGCTGCGTGTAATCCTGGGTGGGCACGGATACGCGGAAAATGCCCACGCTGCCTTTTTGGTTGAAGAGTTCCACCCAGGCGTGCATCGCCGGTTCGGGATCATCCGGCCCCAGCACGATGGTGGCCTGGGAGATGCCCGGCGAATTGAGCGTGATGGCCACGTTGTGCGGCTCCAGCACGCGCACGGGCTGCAGGCTGCCATCCAGCAGCACGGGTTTTTTCACATCGATCACAGATAAAGCCCCCTCGCCCGCGCCGTAAAGTCCGATGAAACGTTGGTCTCAAAGGAAATGGCGTTATTTTTGTGCGGATAGACGAAAAGGTCGCTGGCGCTGCCGCTGGATCGCTTGCTCTGGCTGCTGACGCCGTTGATGGTGATCCATTGCAGCATCTGATCATCGTAATACAGTTTAAACTCCTGCCCGGCGGACAGCGAAAAACCGGAAAACTGCATTTGCCGGCCGTTGCAGGATACCGTCAGGCTGGTCATGGTGCCGGTTCTGGGCGTGATGATCAGCTCCAGCGGCAGCCGGGGCGCGGTGCCGGATGGATTGAGATTCGCTGTGCCGTATGGGCCGATGGAATGCGCGGAGGAAAAGCCGGAATCCTGCCAGAACGGGCAGGCCAGGGCCGCGCATTCGATGGTGTACACCTGGTTGTAATCCCGGATCGTGCCCAGCGACGCGCGCTTGGTGATCACCATTTGCAGCTGGCGGTTTTCGCGGTGGCTCAGCCGCAGCACGCCGTCCTGCGCCCAGGCGTTCACGGCCTCGATGGCCCGGGCGCGGGCGGAAAGATCAAAGATGTTGCGCAGCACAAAGCTGAGCGAAACGGTGAGCCGCGTGCGCTTCACGCCGATCAGGCGCGCGCCGGGCGCGCCGGGACGCTCGGCGGTGGTCAGCTCCGCTTCCGGCGGCTGTTCGGCGGGTTCCCGCAGGATCACCAGCGGCGAAGCGTCGGTGATCTCCACATTATTGATCCAGGCTTGCACGTGCCTCATACTCTGGCCTCCTGTACGATGGCTCCGATGGCCTCATTCACCACGGGAGCCACCATGTAACCAACGGTCTTTTTGTCCATCATGATCACCGCCTGAATTTGCTGGGCGGACACACTGCCGGGCGCGCCCGATGCGCCGATCGGCGCGGCCGCGGCCTGGGCATAAGCAGCCGCCTGGGGCTGCGCCGCAACCGGAGCGCGGAACGCCGCGCCGGCCATGCGGGAAACGGACGCCTGCACGCGGGAAATGCTGTCCTCCACGCCCTGGGCGAAACCCTCGCCCGTAAACGCGCCCAGGCGCATCATCACCCGGCTGGGCGAATGGATGTCCAGCACGGAGCGCAGCGTCTCTTCCGCCGCCTGGGCCACGGCCTGGGCCGCGGCGATGACGTCGTCCTGCCGGGCCAGGATGCCGTTGGCCAGACCCACGGAGGCGTTTTCGCCGATGGCCTCAAACACCCGGCTGGGTGAATGGCTGTCAAGTGCGGTTTCCGTAGCGCCGATCGTGGCGTTTGCCATATCCGTGGCCGCTTTCTCGGCTTCCGCCTGATTGTCCCGAATGCCGTCCGCCATGCCGACGACCACCTGATTGCCCAGCTCCAGCCATTGATCGGCAAACTCCAGGCTGTTGATGATCTTGTCGATTTCCGCGTTGTCCAGGCCGTCGGACAGGTTTACTTTGTCCTTGACCATCTCCCAGATGTTCAGCTCCGGCAGATCCTGCAAAAGCTGATTGGCATCCTTGCGGAACGCTTCCTTCAGGCTTTCCGTCCGGTCGGTCATGGGGTCGTCGTTTTCCTCGAACTCCTTCATGGCATGGGAAAAGCTGGCCAGGACGCTCTGCATCTGCTTCGTCTTATCGTCCGCAGTTTGGGCCATGAGCTGCGGGAGTTCATTCTGGGCTTTGTTGTACTCGCCCCAGTTGCGCTGGGTGGAGTGTTTATCCAGCGCCATGCCAGCGCCCACCGTGACGGCGGCCAGCCCGGCATAGGGCAGCGCCGCGCCGATCGCGGGCACGAAGCCGGACGCGGCAGCCGCCGCGGAACCGGCGGCATTGGTGGCTGCGGAACCGGCGGCGCTGGCGGCTGCGGAACCGGCGGCATTGGCGGCTGCACCGGCAGCATGGCCGCCGAACAGGGCGGTGAGCTTGTTCAGGGGAATGTGCTCCAACAGCTGCAGCACGGTGAGCACGTCCTTGGAGATCGTGAGCGTGGCCCACGCGGACACCAGCCCCAGCACGATGCCCTTGACGGTTTCGCCGTTCTGGCTGATCCATTCCAGCAGCTTGTTGAAGGTTTCGATCGCGCCGGATGCGCCTTCCACGATGCTTTGGAAGGTGCCCTTGCCGCCGTCCTCTCCCAGGAAGGATTTGATCACGCCGGAAAGCGCTTCATTCATTTTAGTCAGCGCTTCCTGGCCTTCCTTGGACTGCAGGAACTCATTCAGCGCGCCGACGGCGGTGTTAAGGGCGTTGGAAACTTCGGTGAAGGTAGGCGCGAGCGCGGCCAGGGTGTCGAATTTCGCCTTCTCGATGGAGCTGTTCAGCTTGTTCTGGGCGTCGTTCATATCGCCCAGTTTTTTTACGTTCTCTTCGGACACCACAGCGGTGTCCAGGCCCTCTTTGGCCAGATCCTTGTAAGCCTGGCTGCCTGCCTCGATCAGCGGGTTTAATTCCTTCCAGCTGGAACCAAGCAGCTTTTGCGCCTGGATGCTGCGCTTGGTCGGGTCTTCGATGCGGTGCAGGGAATCAATAACATCCCAGAAAACATCGGTGGCATCCCGGACTTTTCCGCCCGCTTCGCGGGTGCGGACGCCGAGCTGGTTGAAATCCTTGGCGATTTCTGTATTTTCAGACCCAAGCTCTTTTTCCAGCTTGGTGATGGAACCGGTGATTTTGGAAACGTCGGTGTCGATGAACTTTGATGCGTATTGCCAGGATTGATAGGTTTCCACATCCATTCCGGCGCTGGCGGCTGCGGTGGCCAGATCGTCGGCCCACTTGCCAGCGTCTGTTCCCATGTCCCACAAAGCCTTTATGGCCTGGGCGCTGGCTTTGATTACGCCTTCGATTTTCCCTTTGATGTTATCGATCGATGTGATCGTGTTCTGAAAATCGATGCCGCTTCCGACGCGGTTCAGCTCATCGCCAAAATCCTTGGCGCTGCCCGTGCCGGCATCGATGGAATCTTTATTCTCAGCCAGATCGGTGTCCAGGTTGTCCAGTTCCGTCTGGGTATTTTGCAATTCCAGTTTCGCGTCCGCCAGCTTGGTTTTCCATTCGACCATCTCGGCGGCGCTGGGTTCCAGGCCCTGCGCAGTTAACAGGTTAATGACGGACTGCGTGTCGGTGATGGCCTGCTGCTGCTCTTCCAGTTTTTCTTTGAGGATTTTGGCTTTGTCCGCCGCGTACTGCTGTTTATCTCCGGTCAGCTCAAACTGGGTTTTTGCCAGCTTCATCTGGGCGTCCAGGTTGGAAATGGCGGTTTTAGAGTTCTCAACGTTGGTTTTATAGGTTTCGATGGATGTGTTGCTGTTGTTCATCCCGGTTTCCAGCGCGCTCAGCTCGTCCTTGGTGCTGCTGAGCGCCTCTTCCGCCTGGGCCAGCTTGTCTTTCCATGCGAGCATTTCCTTGGAGTTTTCCGCGACTCCTTCCTGGGTGAGATGCTCGATGGCCTCCTTGGCGGTATTCACCGCCGCTTCCTGCTCGGCGATTTTGTCTTTCAGGATGGCGGCTTTGTCCGCCGCGTACTGCTGCTTATCGCCATGCTGTTGGTATTCGGATTCGGTTTCCTTTAACTTGTCGTTCAGGCCCTGGACAGACGTTTCCGCCTCGCTCATTTTGCCCTTGTACCCCTCGATCACAGAGTCTTGGGCCTTCATGGCGGTTTTGGTGTCGTCCAGCTTTTTATTCAGGTTAATCAGGGCGGTCTGGGAATTGTTCAGTTTTTCCTGCCACTTCTGGAAAGTGGCGTTCGTCGGCTCGACGCCGCTTTCGCGCAGCTTGTCGATGGCGGCCTGGGCGGCCGCTACCGCTTTTTCCTGCTCCTCGATTTCTTCGCTCAGGATGCGGGCCGTGTCGGCCAGATATTGCTGGGCGTCGCCGGTGGCCTCAAACTGCGCCTTGGCCAGCTTCTGCTCGGAATTCAGCACCTTGATGGCGTCGGCGGATTCCTTGATGGCGCGGCGGTATTCGGATTCGCCTTCCAGCCGGAATCTGGTTTTGATATCCCGCGTTGCCATGGGCATTTCTCCTTTATCGGTTCGGGCGGATGGTATCCGCCCCTACATCGGTGCGGGCGGTGATAAACGCCCCTGCGTTAATCGTAACAGGTTTCTTTTTTTCGCTGGATGCCGTGCTGCTGGTCATCGTAGCGCTGGCGGTAAACGTATAAATCCTCGATCATGCCGGGCGCGGTGCGCATGCAGCTGGCATAATCCATTCCGGCGATCAGGCCGAAGGACAAGAGCAGCCGGAAGGTCATTCGGCCCTGGTTTCTTTTTTTTTGATTTCTTCCAGCACCACGTCCACTTCGCCTTCCTCGTCATCCTCGGCTTCCATGCTGAGGCCGTCGCTGAGGGCGTTCATGATGGCCACCTGGATCGGGGCCATGCGGATGGGCGATGGCGAAAGATGGCTGGAAAGCCATTGGCGATCCACATCCAGGACGCGGCCTTCCAGCAGCTCGCCCTGGCGCATCAGCGCCAGCAGGATATCCAGCAGCCCGGACGGGCTTTTCACGTAATCCTGCAATTTGGATAGATTGAAATTCTCAATTTTTTGTTCCAGCTCTTCCATCGCGCCCAGCGTGAACGCGAGCGGGAACGTGCGCTTTGCGATTTTCACCGTGCGTTTTCCCATGGTGTGCACCCCTTTTTGTTCGGGCGGATCATATCTGCCCCTACATTTGGAAATCAGCGCCTGCCCCTGAACGGTTTCAGGGGCAAAGCGCTGCTGAAAATGTGTTAAGTGCCGGTGCCGGAACCGGAACCGGAACCGGAACCGGAACCGGAACCGGAAGCGGCGGTGATGCCGGCGATGCCGTCCAGCCAGGCTTCGGCCGCGGCAGCGGTCTCAAAGGACTTCTTGCGGCGGAAGCGGTTTTTGCCGGTGCCGTCCACCACGGTCGCCATGGCGTTGCCGGTGACGGTGGGCGTCTGCCACTCGATGCTCTGGCCCTTGGTAGTGGTGTTTTCGTTGGTGGGGCCGAACACGCCGCGGAAAATCCAGTTGCCTTCCCAGCTTGTAACCCCGGCTTTACGCCGCGTGCGCACATAGCCCACGCCCAGCTCGGGCGAAGAATCGCCGTTGTCCACATAGCCGTCGGCGGTCTGGCCGGTGCCGTATTCATCCAGCAGGCCCATGTACGCCTGCACGTCGTCCGCCAGGTCGTCAACGCCCAGCTCCAGGGCGATGCTGGTGATGGAGTTGTCATCTTCGGCGATGCCGTCATCGCCATACAGCGGGTTGCTGTTGCGGGTGATCGTAAGATTGGCCTGGATGGCCTTGCCGATCACCTTGCCCGCCGCATAGGTGGGCAGGCTGCCGGGCGTGTGGCTCTGCAGCTTTGCCACCACGGGATGGCGCAATCCGATAAAAGCCATAGGTGTTTCTCCTTTCTTGTGCGGGCGGTGATAAACGCCCCTGCATTTTTCAAATTGCCACCGTGTGGCAATTTGGGTTAAATGATTTCCTTGCGGGTTCCGCTGGCCGCGACCGCGCCGATGATTTCATCGATTGCGGGAATGCGGCCGGTTTCGATATACGCGTTCCAGATCGCTTCCAGCGCCTGGGGAATCTCCTGGCTGGCGTAGCCTTCCGCCTGATCCACCCAGTAGGTGGGATCGATGCGCTGCGAACCGTAATGCAGGATGAACGCCTTTTCCGCGTTCCGGGTGCCGGATTTGTCCTTGCCCTGCGGGTAAATGTCGATGCCCAGGGAATCGCCGAAATTGGTGGGCTTCCTGGCGTAGCCGATGGACGCGATCATGGCCCCGGTGTCGATCAGGCCCTCTTCGGTGGCCGCGCGCTGCCAGCAGCGCTTCGTCACTTCGGCTGCGGCCATGGTCATGGCCTCGGCCACAGGGCCGGTCTGCTGCTCAAGGCGCGTCATGTCGGCCAGCAGGTCGTCCAGGCCGGACGTGTCGAATCGCGCCATCAGTATCCCTCGCAGTCGAATATGTGATGAATGTAACCCTCGTCTCGGTTATAATCCACGCTGCGCACGACAGCGACGCGCGGATCGGCGTCCAGCGCTTCAAACAGCGCTTCCGCGACGGGGTCGTTTTCGCTCTTGGTGTAGCGGTGGACAACGAAGGCCCAATCGTCAAACTGGCGGTTGTCCGCGGCGATTCCCAGGGGCCTGGTTTCGTCCCAGTAGGTGTAGTCCGGCTCCAGGCTCTCACTGCGGTGATGGCGGATGTCCGGATCCACGGTGATCAGCAGATCCCGAATCTCCTCGCGCGTCATGGTCTGATCTCCTTCAGGCTCAGGTCGGTAATTTCGGTTGGGCCGTCGCTGTCGGTGGCGTGGACGAAACGCTCCACGCTGTACCGCACGGCGTCGGCGGGAATCTCCGCTTCGCTCTGCGCATTGGCCAGCACCACCACGTCATTCTGGCGAATGCCGCGGTGCTGGTGAACGCGGATGCGCTCATCCACGCGCAGCTCCTTCCGGCCTTCTGTGGGCCAGACGGGCGAGGATTCCACAAACAATTCACCGAACCACGACCAGTGAAACGGCGTCAGCCTTTGCACGGGCATGCGGCCCGGCTCGGCCACGTCCTCGCTGTGGAAGATGGTGCAGATGCCTTTGTCCAAAATCATGCGCTGTCACCGCCTTGCAGGAACCGACACCGCAGGCGGTAGCGCAGCCACTCGGGCATGCGCTCCGCCTTGTCGCGGTTCTGGTAGGCGTACACGGCATAATCAACCACGAGCATCAGGTCGGCGGTGGAATCGGTGAGCGGAAAGGGCACCATGCCGTTGATTTCCTGCTCCGCCGCGTCGATGCGGCCCAGCAGGTATTCATCCAGGCTGGTGTCGTTCTGCAGCCGGTTCAGCCGGGTTTTCACCATCATCAAGGCTACATTCTGATTGATTGCCATGTTACGCCGCTCCTTCCTTCGTTAGGACGCCGCCGTTACCGTGACGGTGCACTGGGCGGTCAGGCCGTTGGCGGTGGCGGTGATCACGCTGGAGCCGGTGGCCACGCCGGTGACCACGCCATTGGCGCTCACGGTGGCCTTGGCGGGGGTGCCGCTCGTCCAGGTGACCGCGCCGCTGCCGGGGCTGGTGAGGGCCAGCAGCTGCACCGTGCCGCCCACGGCCACGGAAGCGGTGGAAGTGTTCAGCACGATGGCCTGGACGGAATTGGCCTTGTCCTCGGCGAAGCCCACGGAAGCCAGCGCGGTGGACGCGGAGCCGTTGTTGAGCATGATCACGGCGAACGCTTCGGCGATCACAGGCCCGCCGTCATAGCGAGCGGTGCCCTTGAAGACCGTCTTGTCCTGCAGGAACTTGACGTGCTCGCTGGACGCGAAGGAACGGCCCGCGCGCTCGGCCAGCAGGTAGAGATCCATATAGCCCGCCACGATCATGTTGTCGGGCACATCCTCGATCACCTCGATGATGCCGCCCACCACGGGCATGCGATCCGCCACGCCGGTGACGATCCGGCCGTTGGCGTCCACGGCCACGGTGGAAGCCATCAAGGCGGTGTAGGTCTTTTCGTTCATGACCCAGACCTTTTCACCGCGGGAATACTTGCCCTTGATCGCGCCGGACGCGAACACGATGGAGCTGATCAGGGCGGCACCGGTGAGGGTGGACGCCAGGGTGAACACGTTGGACGTGTGCAGATCTTCCCAGGGGCGGGCGGTGGCGGGATAACCGGCGGGCTGGCTTTCCTGCAAAATGCGGGTGACGATGCCCAGGGGCATGGCCTGCTTGTCGGCGCTGTTGCGGCCGAACAGAATGGCTTTATCCAGGGCCTTGCCGATGCCCTGGCCCAGGGCGTTCATGATCTCGGCGGCCAGATCCAGGTCGCTGTCTTCCAGGTTGGCGTTGCAGACTTCGTAATAACCGCCGACCTTGTAGCAGTCCACGGTCATGTCGGAGAACGCCAGATCCATTTCGTTGATGGCGGCGCAGCATTCCGTCCAGATGGCTTCGGGAATGCTGCCCATGATGGGCAGGCGGCCTTCGCCGCCGATGGGCCGGGCGGTGACGTGGCGGTAAAGTTTGGAATAGTCCTCGATGTTTTCACGGAGCAGCGGCAGCATCACCTGGGGTACCAGCAGGCCCACGTTGGTGATGGCGCGCTTTTCCTTGATGGCGGTGCGCACTTCGCCCAGGAATTTCTGGACGGGTTCCTGACCGACGAAGGCGGCGCGTTCCTGGGTGTTCATGCGGGAGAAGAACTTGCTGCGGGTAGAAATGTTCATGGGTTTCTTGCTCCTTTCATCGCCCGCGGGCGCAGCCTCGGCGGGCGGGGTGGTGTCCTGCTGGGCTTCGGTTTCTTCCAGCTCGGCTTCCAGATCGCTGATGATCTTGTCCAGCTCGGACGCGGATTCCTCGAGTTTTTCCTTTTCCTCGATCAGCGCGTCCACGGATTCCTGGACGGCCTGCTGCTCTTCCTCGTTGGTGACTTCCTCCACGGAAACCACCAGCTCGGCCTCGCGCTTTTCCAGGTCTTTCAGCTGGGCGCGGATGCCTTCGCGCTCTTTCTTTTTGAGGTCGATGCGTTTGCGCAGCATCAGGGCTTTAAGTGCCATGTTTCAAAACCTCCTTGGTTTTCTGTTTCCATTCCTGCAGCTTCCGGGCGGCCAGGGCGTCCCGCTGGGCCGAACGGGCGGAAATGGACGTGGCTTCGTAGGCAGGGAAGGTGCAGATGGAGCACTCGTAGAGCACCGCCTCCACGATCCGCCAGTGCACGGAGCCGTCCGGGCGGGATTCGGTTTCCTCCCGGATGATCTCAAAGCCGATGGAAGCCTGGGTCACGTCCTTCCGCTGCACGCGGTGCCAGGCGTTCATGGCGTCCGTATCGTTCGGATTGATACGGCAGCGCCCCCACAGCCCGGTTTCGTCATCGCGCAGCTGGAACGTGCCCGCAGTGGTGCGGCCGTTGACCAGCGTGGTGTCGTGGTTGGTGAGGCACCGGATGTCTCCATCCAGGGAACCGCGAAACGCGCCCGGCGCGATGGATTCGCTCATGCCGGGCCCGATTTCGTAGTTGCTATCATAAACGGCGAAGTAGCCCTCGATGACGGGGCCTTCGTCGTCTTCCCGCGTTTCAAACGTGGTCGGGATCGCCCGCAGCTGGTACTGTTTGCGCTCCTGCGTTTCCATGGGGATCCTCCTTTCTAAGCGGGCACGTGTCCGCGCCGGGCGAACATACCCACCAGCCCTTGCAGGCTTTGAACTGCTGGTGCCCGCAGGGGTCTTTTGTTTTCGTGCAGAGCACGATCATGCCGGGTCCGTGGCGGGCCAGGGGACAGGACAGCGTGATCCTCATTCGCCCACCAGCTTTTTCTGCTGGCCGCTCATGTCGGCGGGAATGTAGTTTTCCAGCACCTTGTATTCCTTGAGGCCCGCCGGGGCCATGTGCATCCTGTCGCGCCACTCGTCGCCGTTGACGTAACCGCGATCGGAACCGGCCAGCAGGATATCGCTCATGGATTTGAGATCGTAATCCATCAGGCTCCAGAAATTCAGCGCCAGATACCACTTCGGGCTGGTGATCAGTACCCGGCTCATTTCCTGCTGGATGTTCAGGGCGATGGCGCGCACCTTCGTCTGGATGAAATTATTCCATTCGTCGCGGTTGAAGGTGCCCACGCCCAACAGGAACGCCGGCACGCCCAGCACGGCAGCCACGGTCTTTTTATCCAGCTCCACGGTGTCTTTGATGGCCAGGTCGTTCAGGGAAAGCGGCTTGATTTGCTCCACGGAAAAGGCCTCGCTGGGGATGATCCAGGGCTGGCCCGGCGTGGCGGGGTTGATGTAGGTGTCCAGCAGCTTCTGCCGCCCTTCGGGGCTGGCAAACTCCTCGGTGAGGCCGTCCACCTTCACGATCAGGCCGGGTTTCCACTCGGATGCCATGAAGGCGTTCTCCGTTCGCTGGGCCTGGCGCAGGTTGTTGGCGATGTCGCGCAGGGTGATCATGGTGCCGTGGCCCATCCAGGGATAAACGGGATCCGGATTATACACAAAGTGCATCATGTCGTCCGGGTTCCTGGGCACGCCGTCGATCAGGATTTGATAATCCCGGAAGGAATTGCCCGCTGGCAGGAATGCCACCCGGCTCGCGGAAATCGGCTCCATGGATTCCAGATAACCCTGGTGCGTATGGGGCACGACAACGCTATTGCCTTTGCCGTAGAGCAGCAGGTTCATTACGATGGCGGTCATCCACTGGCTGCGGGTCATATTCCGGCAGGGCGCGATGTCGATCCGATAACTCAGCTCGTTCTGGATGCGGATGTCGCCGGCCTCGGTGTTGCTCATGAGGTAGATGGTCATGCTGCCGATCAGCTCGGCGATGCGCAGGCAGCCGGTCACGATCTCCGGACAGTCGCTCAGCTTTGTATAACCTTGGCAGCAGATGTCCCCGTCTTTGAGCCAGATCCCGATGCTGGATAATTTGGCGGCCTGGGAGGCGGACGTGTCGCGCGTCTGCCGTTTCCGCTTGCTCAATTGTCGTCACCTCCGTTATTGTCGCCGAACCAGCTGCTGGCGCGGTTGCTCTTCTCCAGGCATTCCAGCATCCGCACGCAGGCGAACACGTCCGCGTCGAACACGTCAATGCGCCGGGTGGGCACGATCTTTTCGTACTGGATCATGTCGTCGGTTTTTTCGACCGCGTGAACATTGCTGACGCAATACTCATACGGCTCGGCCCCCAGGTAATACAGCTTGTCGTTCTGGGCCTTGTTCTCGATCCGGCGGAAGCCCTCGGATTTTTTATAGAAATACTGGGGCTGATCCACCACCCGGAAACCCGCCGCCTTCATGCCGATGAAATACTCGCGGCAGAATTTCCGGTCGTGGCCCACCTGGTCGATCCGGAAACCCTTGGCCTTCATGGCCTGGAACCAGGCGACCACGCTCATATGGTCGTTGGTTGCTGCGTTGCACATGGTAAGCCAGCCGTCGTCCGCCCAGCCGAACAGGGGAATTTCGTCCTCGTCCGCCTTGGCCGCCGCCGCCGTGATCGGGAACCAGCAGTGCGGGATCACGATGTCGATGTCGTGATAGCAGCCATGCAGCGCCGCGGCGGTGAGGTCAAACAGTTTGGAAAGGTCGGCCCCGCCGTACCACTTTATCGGCAGCGATGCCAGCTTCCTTAGCTTCTGATCCAGCGTCCAGGCGGGCTGGATACCCAGCGCGGCTTCGGCGCGGGTGTTGGAGCGCCGGAACTCGTCCAGGTTGAAATAGCTGCGCATGGATGAGACGAACACGTTCAGCGACCGGGAAAGGAAATCTTTCCGGCCCTGGGGATCGTTCTGGGCCTGGATGGATTCGTTCAGGATGTCGGCCGGGCGGATCGTGACGCCGAAGGACGGGTTGGCCTTGGCGTGCTGGACGGGGTTGGTGTAATCCACGTTCCCGTGCTCGTCCTTGTCGGCCGAACACAGGAAAATGAAATACTGATCATCCTGGATGATCTCCCGCAGCACCTTGCGGCAATACTCCACGCGCTGGGCGCAGAAGCCGGTTCCATCGTCGCCGGCGGTGGTGATGGCCCCGGTGAACCGGTTCGTGTACGCCTTGCCCGCCTCCTTGAACCGGTTGTATTTCTGCGGGCCTTTGAAGGCGTGGATTTCATCCAGCAGGCAGATGTTGGCGTTAAAGGAATCCTTGTTCTTGTCGTCGCCGGACAGGGCGGACAGGTACACCGAACCGCCGCCGATGTGCTCGTTGCTGATCGAATGTTCGATGTTGTTATCGATGATCCGCCAGCCCGATTTCGTGGCCGTTTTCCTGTCCGGGAACAGGGACTCGGTGACGTTGTACAGCCAGGCGTCGAAGGTTTCGCGGGCCTGTTTGAGGGTTTCCGCAGCCACGTATACCTTGGAGCCGGACAGCCGGTTCAGCAGCGCCAGCGCGAAGGCCAGAGACGCCATGAAGGATGTTTTTCCGTTCTTACGCGGGATGAAGATCAGGCATTCCTTGACCACCCGCTCCTGGGTGCCGCGGTGGTAAAAGATCAGGATGCCGTACACGCAAAACATTTCCCAGGGTTCCAGCAGCAGCGGCGTGCCCCGCAGGGGCGTGCCGTCCAGGCGCTCGCCCTGGCGGTGCTTCATGGTGGACTCGATCACGCCGATCACAAAGTCGGCGTCATGGGTGCGGACGTCGAAGTCGGGGCGCTGCAGGAATTTCAGGAAACGGATCGCCGCCAGGATCCTGTCCGCCCCGGCAATGATTTCACCGCATGCCAGCTTCGTGGCATAGTCCATGACGCGCTCGGCGTATTTGCCGGACGGCCATTGATTGGCCAGGACGGTTCCGTCCGGCGTCACCACCGCACGGGCGTCCACCGGTGATCGGCGGCAAAGAATGCGCTGTTCTTCCTCAGTCAGCGGCGCGCCGGCGGGGGAAAGGGGAGAGGCTTCGCTCATCCGGCACCCCACCGTTCAAGCGCGCGGGACAGCGGATCGGACGGCGTTTCCTTTTTCTCGAAAATGTCGGGGTTGATCTTGCGAACGCTCTCCGGCGTCAGGCCCAGCGCTTTTTCGTAGGCCAGCGCCTGGCTGTTCAGGTTGTCCAGCTCCACGATGTGCGGGTCGATGATTTCCTGCTCGCCGTTTTTCGTTTCGATCGTCGTGGTGAACTGGAACTCGTTGTTCTCGAAGGCTTTCTGCAAAAGCTCGATGCGGACGTAAATGTCCGCCAGCCGGACGCGGGTCTGGGTGAACTCCGGGCGATAAACGCCCAGGCCCTTTTCCGCGGTGCGGATTTTGTCCTGGTACTGCGCGGCGGTCATCGCTTATCGCCCTCCTTTCGGCGCGCTGCGCCCTAAACTGAGAAATTTTATCCGGGGAGAGAAATGTC